TGGGATGTATGCTCATTTACTCTATCAGCAAAATCAATAGGAGATTGGGAAAAACGTGCATTTGTTGAAGCAGCTATGCATCTTCGTAATTATTATGATGTAGTTGTTTATGTTTCTCCGCGTGGAGTTGATATGGAAGACAACGGGGTTCGTGAAACTGATTTAGGATACCGTATGAAAATTGATTGGGCTATACAAGAATCATTAAAAGAATTTAAACCTAATAAATTAATTGAGGTAGAAGGTACAACCGAGGAACGTATCGCTACAATTTTACAAAACATTTAATATTTATATGCACAACACTGATAAAATGAAAAGATCTGAACTACAAGAAATGATTCGCGCCGCTATTACTGAGGCAGTAAACGAAGCGGACATATCATCTACTGAAAAAGCAGCTAAAGATGCAGAATTAAACGCAATTACTAAAAAAATCCAAGCTTTGCAGGCACAAAAATCTGACTTATCTTCAGGCAGAGAAGAAATTGTTGAAGATCAAGTAGATGAAATGGCAAATGTTGCAGTACGATACGAATTAGCTCCAGATGCAGCCGCAGCTGACTTTACAGGCAAAAAATCAAGAATCGTTGCTGCTATGCAAGCTACAGAAGAACCAATGTCAAAAGTAGATGTAGCATCGGCAATGGGATATGATAAGCAAAATCCAATTAACGCTGATTTTATGGCACTTGTAGCTGATGGAGTTATTATCCCATCAGGTGAACAAAGAGCTCCACGTTTATCTCGTCCTGCTGCTGAACCTGGTGTTGAAGCTGGTGCTGAAGATACTGGTATTGAAGGTGGTATTGATAGAGACTTAAGCGATGAAGAAGTAGACGCTATGTTTGCTAAAGTAATGAGAGGTGATGAAGAAGAACCTGAAGCAGGTGAAATCGAAAAAGCAGATGTAGGTGCAGCTTCAATGTCAGATGATGATTATGAAGCGTTTATGCAATACACTGATCTTGAAGGTCGTTTAGCTAAAGTTAAAAGTGATATTTTAAAAACTAAACGCTCTAAAGGTGTTGCAGGCGATATTAGTGATAGACCATCAGACGAAATTCAACGTTTACGTGATTTAAAAGATAGATTACAAAAGAAAATGGATGGTTTATTAGCTAGTTCTAAGTATTTACAACAACGTCAAGAAAAAGCTACAGGCAAAAAATATGAGCCTATTGAAATTGAAGATGTAGAAACAGAACCATTAGATGAATGGACAAAAGGTAGAATGCAATATTATGCAGGTATTAAAAAATAAAAATATGAAAAAATATATATTACCAATTATTTTAATTTTAATTTTGTTATGGTTAGCATTTGATAAAGTATCAAATATTGGCTTAACAAAAGAATTTACAGCTAAACAAGATAGTTTAGTACATGCTGTTGATAGCATGAAATTAGAAATAGCAAAAGATGATGCTGCTATTGATTCATTAAATCAAGTAGAAGATGAATTAAAAGATAAATTAGCACATCAAAAAACAAAGGTTGTTAAAATTGTTGAAGTAATTGAAGTAGAAAAATCTAAAATAGATGAATTATCTGAGCAAGCATTAGTTAGCTCATTTAATCAACGTTACCCTAAAGATACAATCACAAATCCTCTCCCAGTAGCACAACCAGTATTAGTTAGTGCAGCCAAGGATTTAGTAGAATTAGATGGTGCTAAACAAATTATTGTACTAAAAGATTCAGCTATTGCTACTTTAGAATCTCAAGTATCATTAAAAGATACAGTAATATCTAAATATGTTTCTAAAGAAAAATCATTTAGAAATATAATGATGAATCAAGAAACACAAATTAAAGATTGGAAATTCCAATATAACATTTTACAGTTACAAAATCAAAAGTTAAAACTTAAAAATAAGTTTACCAAAATTGGTGCTGTTGTTATTGTTGGTGGTTTAGGATATCTTTTGATAGCAAAATAATTCCTCTTGCATACCCATGACTAGCCTGTTCGTAAGAGCAGGCTTTTTTTATATATTTATATACATGAGTCAAACACAAATTAAAGAAATAATAAAACAGGAGTATATTAAATGTGCAACAGACCCTGTACATTTCTTTAGAAAATATTGTTATATTACACATCCTATAAAAGGTAGAGTATTATTTCACCTGTATCCGTTTCAGGAAGACGTTTTAAATGATTTTAGAGCTAATCGTTTTAGCATTATTAATAAATCTCGTCAGTTAGGTATCTCTACCCTTGTAGCTGGTTATTCTTTATGGACAATGTTGTTTAATAAAGATAAAACCGTGTTGTGTATTGCAACTAAACAAGAAACCGCTAAAGGAATGGTTGAAAAGGTACAGTTTATGTATAATAACTTACCTTCTTGGTTAAAAGGTAACCAAAAACCAGTATCAGATAATAAATTATCACTAAAACTCTCTAATAACTCTCAAATTGTTGCTACATCAGCTGCATCAGATGCAGGTAGATCGTACGCAGTTTCGTTACTAGTAGTGGATGAGGCTGCCTTCATTGAAGGTATTGATAGAATTTATACAAGTATTAAACCTACAATTGCAACAGGTGGAGGAATCATTGCATTATCCTCTCCTAATGGTGTAGGTAATTGGTTTCATAAAATGTATGCTGAAGCTGAAATAGGCAAGAACGACTTTAAATCAATTAAATTACCTTGGAATTTACACCCTGAAAGAGATGAAGCCTGGGAAGAAAGAGAAAGAGTAAACATGTCTCCTAGAGAATTTGCTCAGGAATATGACTGTGACTTTTTAGGATCTGGTAATTCAGTTGTTGAACCTGATTTATTATCTTTTTATGAAGAAACTTATATCCAAGATCCTGTGGAACGCCGCTTTATGGGTGGTGATTTTTGGATTTGGCAGTATCCTGATTATACTAAGCAGTATTTGGTATGCGCTGACGTTGCTCGCGGTGATGGCAGCGACTATTCTGCATTTCACGTCATCGATGCTACAACGTGTGAACAAGTGGCTGAATACAAATCCCAAGTTGATACTCGTACTTATGGTAATATGCTTGTGTCTGTTGCTACTGAGTATAATAATGCTTTACTTGTGGTTGAAAATGCTAACGTCGGTTGGGATGTCGTTAATACCATCATAGATAAAGGGTATCCTAAAATGTATTATTCACCTCGTGCTTATGGTGAAATGCAAATGGATAAATGGTTAAGTAAAATGGAAAATGAACAAACAGTTCCTGGTTTTACTACATCAACAAAAACAAGACCACTTGTTATCTCAAAAATGGAGTCGTATATTCGAGAGAAGGCATTTGTGTTTAGATCAAAACGTTTGCTAGAAGAACTACGTGTATTTATTTGGCAAAACGGTAAAGCACAAGCGCAACAAGGATATAATGACGACTTAGTAATGTCATTAGGTATTGGATTGTTCACTAGAGATACAGCAATGCGTTTTTATGAACAAGGAATGGATTTAAATAGAGCCATGATATCAAACATATCTAGAACAGGATTTGACACATCTGTACCTATGTTACCTAGTGGGCAACAAAACCCATATATGATAAATAACGGACGTGGTCAATTCGAAGATATGTCATGGGTATTAGGGTAATAAATATTTATTGGTATAATTAAAACAAGATAATGGCAGATCAAAAACCAGGTTTGTTTACTAGGCTAACACGTCTATTTTCAACCGATGTTATCATCCGTAATGTTGGTGGTAACCAATTGAAAGTAGTAGACGTTGATAATATTCAAGCCTACGGTAACGTAAAAACAAACGCCCTTATAGATAGATTTACAAAGTTACATCGTTATGGCGCTAACATGCCTTATAACCCAACGATGAACTACCAAACACTTCGCATTCAGTTGTATACTGATTATGAAGCAATGGATACAGAATCAATTATCTCTTCAGCACTTGACATTATTTCTGATGAAGCAACATTAAAGAATGAAGCTGGAGAAGTATTACAAATTAGAAGTGCTGATGAAACTATTCAACGTATTTTATATAATTTATTTTACGATGTTTTAAACATCGAATTTAATTTATGGATGTGGGTTAGAAATATGTGTAAGTATGGCGATTGGTATATGCATATGGAAATTGCTGAAAAATTTGGTGTATATAATGTTACACCACTATCAGTATATGATATGGTTCGTGAAGAAGGACAAGATCCTAATAATCCATCTTATGTATGTTTCCGTATTGACCCAATGGTAATCGCTGCTGGTGGTATTGTATCACGTGTTAAAGATAGAGATGGTAAGATTAAATTTGAAAACTACGAAATAGCTCACTTTAGACTATTAACTGATGCTAACTATTTACCTTATGGTAGATCGTATATTGAGCCTGCTCGTAAAACTTATAAACAATATGTGTTGATGAAGGATGCAATGTTGTTGCACCGCATCACACGTGCCCCAGAAAAACGTGTTTTCACTGTTAATGTTGGTAACATTCCACCTAATGAGGTAGATGGTTACATGCAGAAGATCATGCAAAAGATGAAAAAAACACCTTTTATAGATCAACAAACAGGTGAATATAATTTACGTTACAATATGATGAACATGATGGAAGACTTTTATCTTCCAACTCGTGGTAATGATACTGCAACTAAAATTGATACTATTAAGGGTCTTGAATACAATGCTATCGAAGACGTTGCGTTTCTACGTGATGAAATGTTAGCAGCACTTAAGATTCCTAAAGCATATTTTGGATTTGAAAAAGACTTACAAGGTAAAGCTACATTAGCTGCTGAAGATATTCGTTTTGCTCGTACCGTTGAACGTATTCAACGTATTATTTTATCTGAATTATATAAAATTGCATTAGTACATTTGTATACTCAAGGATATGATGGTGAAGCATTAACTAACTTTGAATTATCATTAACTACCCCATCTGTTGTTTACGAACAAGAGAAAGTAGCACTATGGAAGGAAAAAGTTGATCTAGCTAAGTCAATACAAGACACTAACTTATTACCTTCAGATTGGATTTACCACCAAGTATTCCAATTTAGTGAAGATCAATATGATGAGTATCGTGATCAAGTAATTGAAGATAAAAAACGTGTATTCCGTTTAGCTCAAATCGAAAATGAAGGTAATGACCCAGCTAAAACTGGTAAATCATATGGTACACCTCATGACCTAGCTTCATTATATGGTAAAGGTAGAGCAGGAATGGATATAGACGGTCCTGTACCTCCTGGATATGATGAAAAACGTGATGTTGGTCGTCCTAAAGAAAAAGCATCTATTAAAGGTACACAACGCGACCCATTAGGTAAAGATCCATTAGGTAGTATTGAAAATGGTACTTTGTATACTGCAAACCAACCTGATGAAGGTAGTGGCACACCAAAGGCTATGTTTGAATTACATAAGAATAAAGGATTGTTTGAAAGCTTTAATATTGCTCGCAAACAACTTGTAACTGATGATCAGGAACCATCGTTATTAGATGAAAAAAACATCAAGGATATACAGTAAACACATATTTATAGGTAGTGCATACTATTATTATGAAAATTAAACATAGCAAATTCAAGAATACAGGTATCTTATTTGAGCTATTGGTTCGCCAGATAGCATCTGATACTGTATCTAATAAAGATTCTGCTGCTATTGGATTAGTTAGAAAATACTTTGGCAAATCTGAACTAGCAAAAGAATATAAATTATACCAGGCATTAATTACGCCTAAATCATTATCTGAAGCTAAAGCTGAGACGTTTATTAACTCAACGCTTGAAGCTTCTTTGCGTTTAAACAAAACAGCTTTACGTAAAGAAAAATATAACTTAATTAAGGATATTCGTGAAGCATATGATTTAGAAGAATTTTTTAAGGCTAAAATCAATAACTATAAGCAATTAGCTGCGGTTTATAATTTAATAGAAGCACACAATTCATTAGAATTTACTGAGCCACAACACATTATTGATAATAAAATTACATTATTAGAACACATTACTCGTAAAGAGGTAAATAAAGAAGGTGTTAAAGATCGTGTAATGGAAGAATTTAACAACATGGACAAGAAAATGTTGTTAGAAAAATTCAATAGCAAATACGCTACTTTATCAGATCGTCAAAAATTAATATTAAAAGAATTTATTAATAATATCACTAATACAACTAAATTACGTGATTTTGTTAATAAAAACTTTACTACTATAACTGAGGAAATTAATAATTTAATCCCTACAGTAGCTGATAAAACAACTCAAATTAAATTAGCTGAAGTAGTTACTTTATTACAACCATTAGATAAAACACAAAGTGTAAAAGACGAAAATATCATTTCGTTATTACAATATTATCAATTAATTGAAGAATTAAAATCTGTTAAGTAATGGATTTAAAGAAATATATAAAAGAATTAGTACGCCAAGAATTAGATGAAATGTCTACTACAGCTGGTGTTCCTGGTTACTTAACTCCTGCCGCTTTTGGTAAAAAAGGCCAAAAAACAAATGCAGCTACTAAATATGCTGAAAAAGAAGGTTGGAAAAGAGCATCAGGTATGCCTAAAAATTCTAAAATATTTGATTATAAAGAACTTTGGGCTAATAAAAAATCTGCTATGAACGAAACCTTATTAAATATTATTGAACAAGAATTACTTAACGAAGTAACTTACAATAAATTTAAAACTGAAGTAAAATTCAGAACAAAATCTGAACAATTACACAAAGCAATTCGTGAAGTAAAGCGTAAATTAGCTGAAATTGATCGTATTGTAGAATATACCTCTCGCATGAAACAAGAATTAAGCGAAGGAGAAGAAGGAATTAAGTATTGGAAAGCAACTCAAAAGAATGTTGCTACTATTTCAGAAATGGTAAACCATCTTAATAATAAAATTAAAAACCTTCAACAGTAATGGCAAAGGCAAAAGGTTCAAGTGTAGCAACCAAAATTAGTTTTGGTAAAAAGAAACAAGGACAAGCTAAAAAATCTTATAATAAACACTCACCACGCCCTAAAGCGTACAGAGGACAAGGCAGATAAAATATGAAAAGTATACAAAACCAATACCGCGATTTAAAAGAAGGCAGAATGTCACAAGCCAATTTCATGAGAAATTTACGCATGACAATGCCTCAGTACGTTACTAACGTAACTTCATTTAATGATGCTGTTCGTATCCTTAAAAACAAAGCTATCTTAACTGAAGCTGCTTTAGGTGAAAATAATCTTTTAGATGAAGTAACCTCAGAAATGGAAAACGGTGCTTCATATGCTGAAGCAATTGCTAAAGTAGCTGCTAAGTATAATATGGATGAAGATAAATTAGCTACTATGGTTCCTGAAGAGGCAGTTGGTGATAAAGCATATGCTGACAATTATACTGAGCCTGTAGATGATTCTGATGTTGATTGGACTAATGAAAATGAAGAAGAAGATGATGAATTAGAGGCAATGATTAAGAAAATGGAACAAGAGAAAGAAGGCGAAGAAGCTATTATGTCTCAATTTGATCCAATGGAAGAAGAATTAAATGAAAAATCTTATAAAGTATCTAAAGATGCTATTTCTGTTAGCAGCTTAAAGAAAGGTGATATATTAGGTGGATCTGGTTTAGAAGTAGTTAGCATATCTGCTGGTGCTAAAACACCATCTGGTAAAATAGAAGTTACTGTTAAAGATCCTAAAACTGGTAACGAAGTTACTAAAGTTTGGAACAAAGCTACTAAAGTAACTGTTAAAAAAGATTTAAAAGAAGCTAAAAAGAAAAAAGAAGCTAAAGCTGAATTAAATCCAAACCAAATCAACCCCCACGAATTAAGAATTGGTATTAAAGTTGAATTAGAACATACAGATGAATTAGATATAGCTAAAAAAATTGCACTAGATCATCTTAAAGAAAATCCATTCTACTACACTCAGCTTAAATTATCTGGTGTAGATGTTAAAGCTACTCCTAGTAAAGAAAAGAAAGCTATTGCTAAGAAAAAAGATGAAACTGAATTGGTTGATAAAGAAAACCAAATGAAACCAGTTCCAAAAAAAAAGCTTGAAGAAGTAGAAGAAAGAATGATGTTCCAAGATGAACCTGCAGATCCTGAAAAATATCAAATTAAAAAAGATCTAAAAGGTAAAATCGTACAAGCTACTAACGACGAAGGCAATGTGTTTAGTATGAACGATGAAGCTATTGCTATTGATAATGGTGAAAAAATTAAAATAGCTGGTTTCAAAGAAGAACAAGGTAAAGTAAAAGCAATATTTAAAGCCAGTACTGGAATGTTCTTCAGCTCAATCGATATTGATGGATTAAATCCAGTAAATAAAGGATTTAGACCAGGTATTAATTTAGGTGCTTCATTTGATAAATTTAAATCACAACTTGAAGAAGTAGTACGTGAAGTATTAGCAGAAATGGAAAGTGATGAACAAGAAATTGATGACATTGCAATGGCTATGGATGAAACATTTGATGGACGTGATAATTTAATTGATCCTCTAGCAGCAATAGAAAAATAATAATATGAAAGCATTATTAATAGACCACACCCCATTCCAAAGCGCAAAACTTACTATTGCTGAAAATAAGCAATTAGGTGAAGGTAAATCTCTTGTTACCCTTATTGGTAAATTACAAGAAGCTGAACAAAAGAATGGTAATGGTCGTGTGTATCCACGTGAAATTCTTGAAAGAGAAGTTAAAAAATACGTTGAGGGACCTGTAAAAACACGCACAGCTTTAGGTGAATTAGATCATCCTGAAGCATCTGTTGTTAACTTATCAAATACATCACACGTTATTACAGAAGTATGGTGGGAAGGTAATGACTTAATGGGTAAATTACAACTATTACCTACACCTTCTGGTAACATTGCTAAAGCATTAATAACATCAGGTATCCCACTTGGTATTTCATCTCGTGGTATGGGTAGTGTTAAGCAATTAGGTGAAACAGTTGAGGTACAAGATGATTTCGAACTACTATGTTGGGATCTAGTATCAGTACCATCAACTCCACAAGCATATATGACATTAGCTGAATCTAAAAAGCATATGTCAGTAAAAGATTATAGTAAAGTAAATGGTTTAATTACCGAGATTATTTGTAACGCAACAGGGGTTTGCCCTCTTTGCTAAACAATTCGCGGTTTTTAGTATCTACATATATTTATGGGCATCCTACAATAGGTTGCCCATTCTTTATGCAACCTCGGGTATATTTAAAAACCCCTATTAAGATTCCCCTAATAATCTTATTTCCGTAATTAATTTAAGGAGAAACAACAAATGAGTAACAAAGACTTATTCAAAGAGGCTATCGCCGACGCCAAAGCCGTTCGCGAAGCAGCGTTAGCAAACGCAAAAGCCGCCCTTGAAGAGGCCTTAGCTCCTAAACTTCAATCTATGCTAGCTGCAAAGTTACAAGAAATGGATAATGAAGATTTAGACGAAGCAAAAGACAAAGAAGAAGTTGAAGAAGGATTTTATCCTGACGTAACTGGAGATCTTGGTCAAGATGCTGAAAGAGCAAAAGGATTCGCTCTTGAAGAAGGCGACGAAGAAGAGCTTGAAGAAGATTTTGATTTATCTTCAATCTTAGCTGAATTAAGCAAATCAGAAGAAGAGCTTGATGAAGCAAAGAAAAAAGAAGATAAAGAAGAAATGGACGAAGCTAAAAAAGAAGACCTTGACGAAGCTGAAGAAGCTGAGGAAGAGGAAGAAGAAGAGGAAGAAGAAGAGTCTGAAGAAGACGAATCTGAAAGCGATGACAAAATCACTGACTTAACAGTTGATGAATTGAAAGACATTATCAAAGACATTATCTCTGCCGAAATGGGCGGTGGCGAAGCTCCAGAAATGGATGACATGAGCGCTGACATGGGCGATATGGGTGGTGAAGAAGAAATGGCTGTAGATATCGACGGTGAAATGGAAGGTGAAACTGAAGAAATCGCTGAAGAAGATTACGATTCTATGGACGAAATCGATTTAGAAGAATTATTAGCTGAACTTGATTCTTTAGACGAAGCTGACGAAGATGATATCTACGAAGCTAAGAAAAAAGATGACAAGAAGAAAAAAGAAGACAAAGAAGATATGAAAGAAGCAATCGATACTATCGAAGCTCTTCGTAACGAATTACACGAAGTAAACTTATTAAATGCTAAGTTGCTTTATGTTAACAAAGTTTTCAAAGCTAAAAACTTAACTGAATCACAAAAACTTAAAGTAATTGCTCAATTCGACAAAGCTGAAACTCCAGCTGAAGCAAAAGCTATTTTTGAATCTATGAACGCTGCGATTGAAAAATCTAAGAAAAGCATCGTTAAAGAATCATTAGGATTTGCTTCTAAAGCTGCTGGTGTTGCGCCTAAAAAGCCTATCGTTGAGGTAGATGCTACAGTGTCAAGATGGCAAATGCTTGCAGGTATTAACAAATTTTAATTAAACCAATTTTAAATTCATTTAACAATGAACGTACAACAACTTTTAGAGTCATCTAACCAATACAAAACTGTAATGGAAGATGCTAAACGTTTGTCTAGCAAGTGGGAAAAATCAGGCCTTTTAGAAGGTATCAAATCCACTACTGACAAAAACACAATGTCTATTCTCCTTGAGAATCAGGCTAAACAATTAGTAACCGAGGCTTCTGCTACAGGTACTGCTACTATCGGTGGTGGTGCTTATTCTCAGGAAGCTTGGAACGGTGTTGCTTTACCATTAGTTCGCCGTGTATTCGGTGAAATCGCTGCTAAAGAATTCGTTTCTGTACAGCCAATGAACTTACCTTCTGGACTTGTTTTCTATCTTGATTTCAAGTACGGTACTGGTGTTCGTCCATTCCAAACTGGCGGTTCACTTTATGGTGCTAACGCTACAACTAACGTAACTGATATCGCTTCTCAATCACTTTATGGTGCTGGTAAGTTCGGTTACTCTATCAACCAATTCTCAGCTTCTATTGCTGCTGTAACAGCTTCTACAACTTGGGCTGACTTTAACTTAGATTCTAACTACTCAGCTTCTGCTACTACTGGTTGGAAGAAGATCTTAGTTCCACTTCCATCAGCTGCTGATCAGAATGGCGTTCGTGCTTTCGTATTCAGCTCTGGTTCTATCGGTGTAACTGATGTATTACAAGCTTTCACAACTGTAACTAACAATACAGCTTCATTTATTGTAACTGGTTCTTTAGTAACTAATACAACTGGATCTGTAGTAGGTGGTGGTGTAGTTCTTTTCTACAACGTTGCTCCTGTTGCTACAGCTCGTGGTGACTTCGAAGATCAATCAGTTTCTGGTGGTTCTGGTAATGGTGGCGATGGTGGTTATCCAAACGCTCTTAGCTCTTCAGCTATCGCTATTCCAGAAATCAACGTTCAGTTGAAATCTGAAGCTATCGTTGCTAAAACTCGTAAGTTAAAAGCACAATGGACTCCAGAATTCGCTCAGGACTTGAATGCTTATCATTCAATTGATGCTGAAGCTGAATTAACTGGTATCTTATCTCAATACATCTCTATGGAAATCGACCTCGAAATCTTAGATATGTTAATCGAGAACGCATTCACAGTTGATTACTGGTCTGCTGTTAACAACCAAGCTGTAAACGCTTCTGGTGTAGCTAATAGCAACTTAGGTTTCTACAATACACAAGGTGGTTGGTTCCAAACTTTAGGAACTAAGTTACAAAAAGTATCTAACACTATCCATCAGTTAACTCTTCGTGGTGGTGCTAATTTCTTAGTAACTTCTCCTTCTATCGCTACTGTTCTTGAGTCAATCCCAGGATTTGCTACAGATGGTGACGGTGAAAAATTAGAGTTCAACTTTGGTATCCAAAAGATTGGTTCTTTAGCTAGCCGCTACAAAGTGTATGTTAACCCATACATGACTGAGAACGTAATCTTAATGGGTTACAAAGGTGCTCAATTCCTTGAGTGTGGTGCTGTATTTGCTCCATATGTTCCATTGATCATGACTCCACTTCTTTACGATCCAAATACCTTCACTCCACGTAAAGGTTTGATGACTCGTTACGCTAAGAAGATGATCCGTCCTGACTACTATGGTAAAGTATATGTTGCTGGTTTGAACACTATCTAATCTCAACATAACCCCGCTATAGTCTCAGTATTATAGCTCTAAGCCCGACCCCGTAAGGTCGGGCTTTTTTTGTATATGTATTGGAAATAATGTTGCATGCGTGAACCCAATCGTGAGAGAAAAAACGACATTAAAGTTATCAATGCCGTTCAGTTAAACGAAGAGCAGAAAGAAGCAAAGAGATTAATTGTTGAAAACCAAATAGTGGTTATAACAGGTAGAGCAGGTAGTGGTAAATCATTAGTATGTGCTCAAGCTTCCTTAGATTTCCTTAAGAAAAAACAAATTAGCTGTATTTACAATACAAGAGCTGCAGTTGAAGTAGGTAAAAGTTTAGGATTTTTACCTGGTGCTTTGAATGATAAGTTCGATCCATACATGGAAGCGTTTATTGAAAACCTTAATAAATGCTGCACCAATAAAAACGAAGTAACAGGACTAATCGAAGATGGTAAAGTAAAAGCATTACCCGTTCAATTCATTCGTGGTAAAACAATCGATGATATTTTAATTGTAGAAGAAGCACAAAATCTAACTAAAGGTGAAATGCTAGCTATATTGACACGTTTAGGCAAAACTGGTAAGATTGTTATTAACGGTGACAATGAACAGACCGATATCAAATCATCAACAGGCGAAATCAACGGCTTAAGTTACGCAATCGAATTATCTAAAAAAATCGAAGAAATCAAGTGGATTAAACTGAAAGAGAACCATAGATCGGATCTAGTCGGGAAGATACTTGAATACGAATATGGGAAATAGCTATATTTATACGTGTTAAATACTACTTATAAATGGCTATTAATCTTAAAGACCTTTACGACGTATATTATGGAGATACAGCATACCTTAGCCCAGTTAAGGGTAATACTCCATTTGAATATTATACGAATGACCCAGAATTCACTAGAGACGCTAAAAGTGCCGCTAAATTTATTGCACAACGTTTAGGAGTTTCGGGTCCTCTTTATAATGCTGCTAATGGCACATATATAGCTAGCCCCGCTCAATTAAATATTTCTGATTTAACAGTATATGCTGCGTTTGAAGAAGCAGTTACCACTTATGGTAATATGGTTTATCAATTTAAAATTAGAGATAACTATATTAATATTGAAGGTTCTGATTCATTACCATTTAATAATGCTTCTATTACGTTTGTTAATAGTGTTGATATTAATTCACCTGTAACTTGGTCAGGTCCTCGTTTAGCAACCTGGGAAGATATTGGATTTGATCAAGCATATTCACAATCAATTGTTGATGGTGAAATTTATGCTATATCAGCTTCATTATCAAACTTTATTGCTTTAGATCAGAAGCAAATCAAAACATTAACATTTACTAATGATTATTATGATCAATCTTTAGGAGTTACTATTGATTTAAGTGTATATGTTTACAACCAATTTAACAAATTAGGAGGCTTAACCTCAGGTTCAGGTACAATAAATAATCCTTATAAAATTACCAATACTGGTTCTTTTGTTTATACATTTGTAACATCACCTCAAATTGCAGGTGGTGGAGCTCCATTTGGTACAGGATCTATTCCAACAGTATATGTTCAAGATAGTAATGAACCTGCATTAAATAATAGACTAATTAGTAATAATTTAGCTACTATTACTACTACAATTGCTGAAGACTT